TATCAGCTAATGGTGATGAAGAAATTGGTGAGTTAGTTGCTACAGCTATTGATAAAGTAGGTCGTGATGGTATTGTTACTGTAGAGGAATCTCGTTCAGGTGAAACATCACTTGAGGTAGTAGAGGGTTTACAGTTTGATAGAGGTTATAAGTCACCATATATGGTTACAGATAATAACACAATGCAAGCAGTATTAACTGATGCTTTAGTATTATTATTTGATGGTAAAATTAGTGCTGTAAAGGATTTATTGCCTATTTTAGAGCGTGTGTCTTCTGATAATAAATCATTATTGATTATCGCTGAAGATATTGATGGTGAAGCATTATCTACTCTTATCGTAAATAAAATGAGAGGCATTTTAAAAGTAGCTGCTGTTAAAGCACCTGACTTTGGTGAGCGTAGAACGTTAGTTTTAGAAGATATAGCTGCTGTTACAGGTGGTACTTTAATCTCACCAACTAAAGGTATGAAATTAGAAAGATTTAATATGCAGTGGTTAGGTAATGCTAGAACAGTTACTGTAGGTAAAGACACAACTACTATCGTTGATGGTAAAGGTGATACTACTTTAATTGATGCTCGTATCTCAGAATTAAAATCACAAATCGAAGGATCTAATTCACCATACGAAATTGAACGTTTACAAGATCGTTTAGCTAAAATCGTTGGTGGTGTAGCTATTATCAATGTAGGTGGTGGTACTGAAGTTGAAATGAGAGAAAGAAAAGACCGTATTGATGATGCTTTACAAGCAACTAAAGCGGCTTTAGAAGAAGGTATTTTACCTGGTGCTGGTGTTGCTTTATTAAATGCTAGAAATGCAATTAGTAATAGAAATAACAGTGACTTTGGTAAAGGTGGAGTTATAGTATTTAAAGCATGCTCTAGACCATTCTTCCAAATCCTTAACAACGCAGGAGAAGATTCAGTAGAGTGGGCAGATACCTTAAAAAATACTAAAAGTATGGTTCCAGACATCATTGGTGAAAAAACAGTAGATGCATTCGAATCAGGTATTATCGATCCAACTAAGGTAGTACGTTGCGCACTTGAAAACGCTGCTGCAGCCGCTGTTACATTATTGATGACTGAATGTGTAATTCACGATAAGCCGTCTGATAAGAAGAAAGACGAAGTTGATATGTCAGGATTTGGAATGTAGATTTATAATATGAAAAAGTTATACTTAGATGATATCCGCATCCCCCAAACGGAGGGGTGGGATATCGTTCGTAACTACGATGATTTCGTAGCGTGGATTAGATTAAAAGGAGTTCCTGATGAGATATCATTTGACCATGATTTGGGAGAAGACGTAGCTAAAGAAAAAGTAGAGGGAGGAATGTCTAAACGTAAAGCAAGAGAACAGAAAAAAGAAACATTAAGTGGTTACGATGCTGCTAAGTGGTTAGGAAACTATTGTCTTGATAATAATATTCCGTTTCCAAAATGGAATGTACATTCTGCAAATCCTATTGGGAAGGCAAATATAGAGGCGTATATTAATAATGTTATAAAACATCAAAATCAGTTATGAAACAACACACACTTTGGATTGAAAAATACAGATCAGAAACATTAGAGCAGTACATCGGCAATGATGCGATTAAAGACCGCATCGCCGATTGTATTGCTAAAAACGATATACCCCATCTCATATTTGCTGGTAGCGCAGGCACAGGGAAAACTACCCTCGCGAAGTTGATCATAAGGAACATCCAGTGCGATTATCTTTATCTTAACGCCAGCGATGAGAATGGAATCGATGTTATTAGAGAGAAAGTTAAAGGATTCGCCTCTACATCTACATTCAAACCACTTAAGGTAGTAATATTAGATGAGGCTGATTTCTTAACTCAACCAGCACAAGCAGCATTACGTAATTTAATTGAAGAATATTCTATTACAACTCGCTTTATTTTAACATGTAATTATGTTGAGCGTTTAATTGAGCCACTTCAATCACGTTGTGAATTGCATATGTTAAAACCACCATCTAAAGGTGATGTTGCAAGACACATTTGCACTAATATTTTAGATGTTGAAGGTATTACTTATGAAATGAAAGATGTAGCTAAGGTTATTAATGAATTATATCCTGATGTTCGTTCTATCATTAAAGTGTTACAATCAAATATTAAAGGTAGTAATTTAGTTATTACTATGTTAGATGATAATTGGTGTAAACCATTAGTTGAAATACTAAAAAAACGCGATAAAAACGCTTGGTATCAAGTTCGCCAACTAGTAGCTGACTCGCAAGTAGATGATTTTCAAACCGCTTATAGGCATATGTTTGATAATTTGTCTGAATTTAGTTACGGACATGATGCTGAATTATCGGTTATATTGGATGATTTTATATGGCGTGCAGGTGTCGTGCCTGACAAAGAGATTAACTTCGCAGCCTGCATTGCTAAAATATTAGACACAAATAAAAAACAAATATTATAATGAACCAGTTCGAACAACAACAAGGACCACGAGTTGACATTTCAGCTACAACAGCATTAGTGTGTGATTGTGGAAATGAAACATTTAAAGAAGTAATGTATATGCGTAAGGAATCTAGATTAATGTCAGGTTTACCTACAGACAGATTAGTTCCTATCCAATTAATTGCTTGCGATAAATGTGGTGAATTAATTGAGGATTTCATCCCAGCACCATTACAACAATTCTATAGTAAAAATTCATCCAGCGATGTGGAAATTCTTTAACAAATACAAAATGAAAGCAAAAGAATTACAAACAGAAAACGAACAGCTACAAGCTCAAATAGCTGGATTGTCTTTTAATTTAAAACAATCAGAAGAAAAATTAGATATGTTTATGCAAACATTGCAAGCATATAAAGAAAAAGTAGCGTCTTTGGAAGACGAAATTAGATTACTTAGATTAAATAATCAAGCTGCTAAACGATATTCTGACGACGAAAGAAATTACTAATGAATATATTTGACCATATTAAGAACATTACAACTAATAAAGGCGCTTATTTAGGCGATGAAGGTTGGAACAACTGGATGATTAATCGTTATCTTAGTATGGACCAAGACTATTGTGAAGTAGTTAATATTGTTCAAAAGAATACTTGGCAAATGAAAGGTGAGTACCTATACAACTTGTATAAGGACCTTATACCTAAACAATATAAGTATTTAAAATATATCAAGCCTAAGAATAAAAAGGAATATAAAGTCGATCAAGTAGAGGCAGTAGCTGCTTACTATGAAGTTAGTAAAAAGGAAGCTAAACAATATATTGATATGCTACCTAAAGATGAATTAGAAAATATAATACAACAAATTACAGGATAATGGGATACATCTCAGATTCAAAATCATATAGAGAATTCGAAAAATATATGGAAGAGAAAAAACAACACAAATTAGATTCAGTAGTTACTACAATTATAGAACAATTTACATCACGAGCTAAAATGGGAAAGGCAAAGTACGGTGTTGACCTTGATCGTACGGATCTAGAATTAATAGAATGGATTGAGCATGCAAAGCAAGAACATATGGATGCCATTTTATATTTAGAAAAAATTAAACAAATAGTAAGTGGCAAAGAAAAAGTCTACTGAGATAGAACTTAAAATAAAAAATTATCAGAAGCCTGAGATTAACCATGCATTTCAAAGAAGCGTGTCTTATTCTCAGTTTTCTATGTGGGCATCATGTCCTCATAAGTGGTATCTTACTTATGTAGAGAATAAACAGCCCTACCAAGCTAGTATCCATACTGTGTTTGGAACTGCATTCCATGAAACAATACAAGATTACATTACCGTAATGTATAATGAGAGTGGAGCTGCAGCTGATAGAATGGATCTAATAACTCTATTCCAAACTAAATTCTCAGAAGTATATGCTAAGGAATATAAAGCAGCAGGTACACATTTTACCAATGCTGAGGAGATGGGTAATTTCTTTGAAGACGCAACAGCGATATTAAATTTCATTAAGAAAAACCGTAATAAACTATTTACTATACGCAAAATGCGCTTACTAGGTATAGAAATACCTCTATTACTAAATGTAGCTAATAATATATTTTTAAAGGGGTTTATTGATTTTGTGTTGTATGATGAAGAATTAGATAAAGTTTACATATATGATATCAAAACATCAACAAGAGGATGGAGCGACTCTGAAAAGAAAGACGATAATAAAATTGCTCAAATCTTACTATACAAGGAGTACTTTTCAAAACAATTTGGGTTCGATGTTGAGAAAATCGAAGTCGAATACTTCATCGTTAAACGAAAAATCTGGGAACAATCCGAGTATGCCATCCCCAGAACCCAATCATTCAAACCAGCAAGTGGGAAAAATAAGCGTAAACAAGCAGTAGAAAATTTTCAAGCATTTATTAAAGATTGCTTTGATGAAGGTGGAAAACCTCAATTAAAGTCGTACCTTAAAAATGTAGGTGAAAGCTCATGCAAATGGTGCCCTTATAAAGACTCACCAGAACTTTGCGATAAAGTTGCGTCCTCCGTATAGTCGTATATATTTATATCAAATATATTATCATGGGAAACAAAATGCAATTAACAAGTGTGAAAGTTCCTGAAGATTTATTTGAGCAATTTAAAATTGCATGTGTAAAGTACAAATTCAGCGTACAAAAATTAACAGAACGCTCAATGTACTTATACCTAACAAATGAAGATTTCAGAAAGCAAGTTCACAATCAATTAGACACACAATTAACTCAAGAAACAGAGTAAAAACAAAACAACGTTATGAAAGAAGGTTATATCCCGCAGGAACAACGTAAAAAAATTCTATTACTATGTGACGATATTCGAATGACGAGTGGTATTTCCACTATGGCAAGAGAAATCGTCATTGGTACTGCCCACAAATATAATTGGGTAAATGTTGGGGGTGCTATTCAACACCCAGACAAAGGTAAAAGGTTTGATTTAAATGATGATACCAACAGACAATCTGGTATTACTGATGCTAGTGTTTATCTTTACCCTATAGATGGGTATGGTACTCCTGAATTAATCAGGCAAATGATGGTAATGGAAAAACCAGATGCTATCATGATGTTTACTGATCCAAGATACTGGATTTGGTTATTTCAGATGGAGCATGAAATTAGAAAACAAGTTCCATTAATTTACTTAAACATTTGGGATGATTTACCTTACCCAATGTATAATAAACCATACTACGAATCATGTGATGCTTTATTAGCAATTAGTAAACAAACAGAAAACATTAACCGATCAGTGTTAGGACCTGAATTATCAGCTGAAAAGGTTATTAAGTATGTTCCTCACGGAATTAATGAGAAGTTCTTCTTCCCTATTACATCTGAAAAACCCGAGTATTTAGCATTACAAGACTTTAAAAAACAACTATATGGAGAAAAAAATTACGATTTTACTCTATTATATAATGCGCGTAACATCCGTCGTAAATCTGTACCTGATTTAATGTTAGCATGGAAGATCTTTATTGATGGTCTACCAAAAGAAAAACAAGATAAATGTGCTTTAGTAATGCATACACAAAGAGTAGACGAAAATGGAACTGATTTAGTAGCAGTACAACAAATGTTATTTGGAAATGATCCTCAATATAAAATTATATTTGATGAAAATAAGTACCCAACTAATATTATGAATTTACTTTATAATTCAGTTGATGGATGTGCTTTAGTTTCATCTAATGAAGGATGGGGATTATCATTAACTGAAGCGATGATGGCTGGAAAACCAATTATTGCTACAGTAACAGGTGGTATGCAAGACCAAATGCGTTTTGAAGATGAAAATGGTGAGTGGATTAAGTTTACAGAAGAATTTGGATCAAATCATAGAGGTAAATATAAAAAACATGGAGTTTGGGCTTACCCAGTATTCCCATCTAACTTATCACTAGTTGGATCTGTACCTACACCTTATATCTTTGATGATAGAGCAGAACCATTTGATATTGCTGAACAGATTAAATGTATGTATTTAGCTAAGACTGAAGTTCCTGATATGTTTAGTAGAATTGGAGAATTAGCTCATGAGTGGGTAACTTCAGACGAATCAATGATGACAGCTAAACATATGTCTAATAATATCATTGCAGGTATTGATGAGACACTTGATAAGTGGGAACCTAGATATGCATTTGAATTAATAGATGTTAAACCACTTGAACAACCAAAACATTTTGTAAAACACGTTATCGCACAATAATATGAAACCATTAGTTATAGTAAGCTGCCCTATAGACACATTCTCAGGGTATGGAGCAAGATCAAGAGATATAGTATTACCTATTATTAAATCAGGTAATTACGATGTAAAAATATTACCTCAAAGATGGGGTAGTACACCTTGGGGATTCTTACAAGATGAAAATCCTGATCATAAATTAATTAAGGATTGTCTCTTAAATAGCAACCAACTACCAAAACAACCAGATGTTTGGATTCAAATTACAGTTC